ATAAATTCACCACCTTCAGCACTAATGCCAACAGCAGCAGTAAGAAGCCTGTGAATATTGGAACCCTCTCCGTCAAGGGTACTAAGACTCTCAAGAAAAGATTTATAATCTTTACTGGGATTGGATGTGACACCATCCACGAATAGAGCATACTTATCCAAGTCAACTTTCTGTCCTGTGTAATTGATATGTGGTTGTTGATCGTTATGTGTGTTATAATCTCCAGACATAATTAAAATTTAAATTCAGCGAAAGATTTTTTAGGAATCTTTTCTTCATTATACTCTTCTTTAGTTCCGGAGTCAAGCACATCGTCTTGTGCCTTTTGTTCACAATCATATAATCTCATTTTTGCACGATCGACTCCGATAATGAACCTTTTAAAAATTGTAGGATCATTATATCTATTCTTTAATTGTTTGACCATTATCTGCCCCAACCCCTCAAGCTCCTCCGTACTAATAAGAGCAAACATAAGATCAGCAGTGGCAGGTAAACCGAAGGACTCACTTGTGTCAGTAAGATCGACATCACTACTACCATAGCCAGAGCGAGTCGTCTGAGTAGCGGAGAGGATAGGTACATTAGCCTCAACTGCAAGACCACGGAGTTCTTCCGCAATCGCTTTAATATAGGAGTAAGAATTGACATTAGATCCAGTCCTGTAACGAGAAGATGCACATATATTTAAGTAATCTACAAATATTATATCAGGTTTAAAAGATTTTTTCAACGCTAGTTCATTAAGTAATGCTTTAAAATGACCAGAATGTGCAGCAGCAGTGGGATATTCTTTAATAATTAACTGACCTTGTGTCTTCTTTGCAATCTTTGCAACCTTCTTATCAAACATTGGTTTAGGTAAATCACTTAGATTTTGAATTGCTGTATTTAATAAGTTTGCATCAATTCTTTCAGCAATTTTTTCCTCTGCCATCTCCATTGTAATGTAAAGTACATTTCTTCCTTGGAGTAATACAGAACTAGCAAAGTGACACATGAATAAAGATTTACCAACACCTGTACCAGCCAATGCGATGTTAAGAGTTTTATTAGGTAAACCACCTTTAGTAATTTTATTAAAATATTCAAGATCAAATGGTATTTTGTCCTCTGTTCTATGATAGTATTCATATCTATCATCAGAGTTTAATATGTAATCATGTCCAATATTATTATCGAAAGAAACAGCAAGTGCATCGGATAGTATTGAAGGAATCGCATCACGATTCTTTTTATCATCTTCACCATCTGCAATATGAATTGACTCCATCAGGGCAAGATAAATTGCACGATCACGACACCATTTTTCAGTGATGTCAAGTAACCATTGATTATCCACGGGTAAATCTGTCAGTTCTTTACTCGTATCATTAATCTGCTTTACTTCTTCTGCTGTTAAGTCTGTTCGATTTTCAACCTCAATATTCAGTGCTTCAAGAGTTGCACATGAGTCATACTTTGTGATAAACGAAACAATCTCTTCAAATAATATCTTATCAGTTCTCTGCTCAAAGAAATCTGGTTGAATAAATGGAATTGTTTTACGAGCAAACTCTTCATTAAAAACAAGATTCCGAAGAATCGTAGTTTCAATTCTCTCCATATAAAAATGCCCTCTGTGCAGTTTCGTCTAATTTATCTAATACTTCTGGTGTAAAATATTTTTCTGGTTCTGCATATATTTGTTTTGCATATATTTTCTTACCATCGATTTCATATCTACCGGCAACATTCTTCCACATACCACCAAGTTCTCCTAATTCAAGAAGACCATAGTATCTGTCTAGACCTCTCTCGTCATAGTAAAGTCTTATCTCTACTTGTTTGTTTTCTTTAGAGAGTCTACTCTTAGCTGTCTTAGCTTTAATAATGTTTCCAACAACCTCTGTCTTATCCTTTTCCTTTTTTTTGCTGAGATAAATGATTGTAGACGCGGCATACTTGAGGCCACTGCCTCCTCCCATTTCTTTAGTTGGGACATAAGATCCGATGACATCATAGGTATGGTTTGTGACTATAAGTGGAATGTGTGCTTGACCAAGTTTGAGTGTAAGCATACGGAATGCACCCTTTACAAGTTGTGATTTGGTCATGTCACGAACTTGTTTATCATCTAATGCGTCTTTTATTTCCTTCTCTGTTGACAACATACCAAGAGAATCTAACACAAACATACAGGGTTTGCGATTTTCTTCATTTGTCTTGAGGTATATATCTACTGCACGAAGTGCTTTGCTACGAAACTCTTCAATTGTTACGACATTCACAACAACCAACCGTGTCGTATCAATTCCACGAGACTCCAATAATCTTTTATTGACGGCTGCTTCAGTGTCAAAATAGAGACAATACCCATCAGGGTTAGTGTCCAGAAAGTTCTTGACAATAGCAAGAGA